TGGGCATGGCTGCAAAGGGTGCTTATGATGAATATCAAGATGTTGAAGAGCAACGCAAGTCAGGCGAGATAACAGAAAAAGAAGCCAAAGAAAAGAAAACTGAAGCAGTAGGCGGAGGTGTAGGCTCAGCCGCAGGCGCAGCCGGAGGAGCATGGGCAGGCGCAGCCGCTGGTGCTGCCTTAGGTTCTGCTGTTCCAGTTGTTGGAACAATCATTGGTGGTATAGTAGGTGCCGCAGTTGGTGGATGGTTAGGTAGCAAGGGCGGTGAAACTGTAGGTAAGGCTGCAGCCAGCGGTATCAATAAGATGACTGACACCGCAGATAAGAAGGCTGATGAAGCCGCTGCAAAAGCAGAGCCTAAAGCGCCTGCAACAGAAGTAAAGAAACCAGACACTGTTGTAGCATCAGCAGGTATATTAGCATCACTTGAGCGAGGAGCAAAAGGATTACTTGATAAAGTTACAGGTGTCGTTATACCTTCTGCACAAGCAAAACCAGTTACACCTCCTGCCGAAACTAAACCGCCAGTAGCAAAAGAAGCGGCAAGTACTGAACCAAAATTAACACCTGCTGAACAAGCAGAAAAGGCTAATCCTCAAGGATTACGTTCAAATGCAATGGCATTTGGACAAGAGAAAGATACTAAGGCAACTGGACCTAAAGAACAACCTTCTATGATTCCAGGCATGATTGCCGCAACTGCCGCAAGTCCTGAAGCAAGATTAGCAGAAGTGCAAAAGGGTGCTGAAGAACGTATCGCCAAGATAATGACTCCGGACAAAGGAATGTCCGACATGATGAAACAACTTGGTATATCTTCTAGAAATCTTCAGGATCAAATGAAGAAACCTGATATAGGAAATGAAAAGGCTAAATCAAGTCAAGATATCTTTGATGAGATGCAAAAGAATATCTTTAAAGCAAGTACATCAGTAGAAGATTTAGGCAAAACACAATTAGAGACAGGTAAGACTGCTACAGATAGTTTAAAACAATTCCAACAAATGTTGGATATATCTAACAAGTCATTAGCCAATCTAGCAATCAACTTTACTAAATTTGATACTTTGATTAAAGGTACATTGGATGAAGTAAGTCCCGAAGATGCTACAAAAGAAGTTAAAGATCAAATCAAAGGCGTATTGGGTAGCGCACTATTAGACATTGGTAAAATTAGAAATCAACTTAAAGATGCACAAGCAACAGGTGCAGCCGGTGCGGCTGCTGGTGCACCGATATCAGGTGGTGTAGTATCCGGTGATGGCAAACCAATAGTATCTAGTGATGGCAAACCAATTATGAGTGGTATGCCACCAAGTGCACCTGCTGCACCTCCTCCAATGAAACAAGATGTAAAAGAAAATCTTGGTGGCATTGCAGAGGCGTTGAAAAAACGAGGAATGACAGATCAAAATTACATTAATGCTGTTTTAGGTAATGTAATGAAAGAGTCTGGTGGTAAAGTAACAAATGAAAATCTTAACTATAGTAAGACAAGTAATGAACGCATAAGAAGTATATTCAAATCAGCAACCGCAGGAAAGACCGACGAAGAAATCAATGAGATGAAGTCTAGCCCTGAAAAGATGGCTGAGGCTGTTTATGGGTCTGGAACTAAGTTAGGTAAAGGTATGGGTAACTCTGAACCAGGTGATGGCTGGAAGTTCAGAGGTAGGGGTTACATACAGTTAACTGGTAAGAATAATTATGCAGCCGCAAGTAAAGCAATATTTGGTGATGATCGTTTAGTTGAGAACCCTGATTTAGTAAATGATCCTAATGTTGCAAGTGAAGTTGTTGCGTGGTACATGCAAAAAGGTCAGTCAAGTATGGCTGGCAAACTTGGTATAGACGCTAAAGGTGGCATGAGTGCTGACCAAGCACAATTATTAGCGACAAGTCAGATTGCAGGTACAGCAATCAAACCGGGACAAGGATACTTAGGCGGAGAAGTATTACAAAAAGTTGCAATGTATTCGTCAAAAATGCCAGGTGGCCAACAGGCAGGTGGCGAACGTGTTATGCAGGCTTCAGGTGGATTGATTGCCGATGGTCCCGAAACTGGTTATCCTGTAGAACACCACGGTCTAGAAATCACTGCACCATTAGATACAGAAAGTATCTTAATGAAATTGGCTAAGACACAAGCCGGTTCTCCCGAAAGTAAAGAAGTATTGTCAGAAGTTTCAGGGTCTAAAGTTGAGCCAAGCACAGATATGACTAAAGAAATGCTAGCGGCCAACATGGAAATGTATAGTATGATGGCTGGCAAATTGGATCAGGTTATTGCGCAGTTAAGTGACGGTAACGAAACTTCTAACAAGTTATTGAAGCATTCAATAATCTAACGCTAAATACTATATAATCTGAACCAAAATTAATGACTTACAAAAGAAAATTCCTTAATAGAAGCGGTGTTTCAAGCCCGATAAGCGGCGGAAATAGCAATCAAGGCGCATGGAACGGTAGTCCAGGGCAAAATGGACAACCTACCGGCGGTTGGAATAATACTGAGTTCGGTTATAAGAATTACATGAGTAGACTTCCAGAAGTTTACACAGGACATCCAAACCGTATAGAACGCTACAACCAATATGAAATGATGGACGTTGATGCTGAAATCAACGCATGTTTAGATATCATTTCAGAGTTCAGTACGCAGAAGAACGAACATAACAAGACTCCGTTTAGTTTTGATTTTAAAGATGATCCTACGCCGCACGAAGTAGAAATATTAGGTAAACAACTACAACAATGGTGTAAATTAAACGAATTTGATAATCGTATCTTTAAGATTTTCCGCAACGTAATCAAATACGGCGATCAAGTATTTGTGCGTGACCCAGAAAACTTTAAGTTATACTGGGTCGATATGGTCAAAGTTATTAAAGTTATTGTTAACGAAAGTGAAGGTAAAAAGCCGGAACAGTATGTACTTAAAGACTTAAACATTAATCTACAGAATCTATCAGTAGCACAGAAAACTAATACAGACTTTGCTGCCAACCCAGCAACTGGATTAGGTGGTACTGGTGGCGGAACAAACACACCTTATACTGTTCCGGCTATGCCATATAATACAAGTGGTAGCCGCTTCACATTAGGTCAAAGTGAAAGTGCTATTGACGCAAAACATATATTACATTTAAGTCTGACAGAAGGTCTAGATAGATTTTGGCCTTTTGGTCAAAGCGTATTAGAAAATATTTTTAAAGTTTATAAGCAAAAAGAATTACTTGAAGATGCTGTTCTAATCTATCGTGTACAACGTGCTCCTGAACGTAGAATGTTTAAGATTGACGTTGGTAACATGCCAAGTCATATGGCTATGGCATTCGTAGAACGCATCAAGAACGAGATCCATCAGCGTAGAATCCCATCTGTATACGGTGGGCAGTCAGTAGTAGACGCCACATATAATCCACTTTCAATGAATGAAGATTACTTCTTCCCTGTTACAGCGGATGGACGAGGATCTTCTGTAGAGGTTCTACCTGGTGGACAGAATCTTGGTGAGATTGATGACTTGCGTTATTTCAATAATAGATTAGCACGTGGTCTACGTGTTCCAAGTTCATATCTGCCAACAGGTCCTGATGACAATACAACGCCATTAAGTGATGGTCGTGTTGGTACTGCAATGATTCAAGAGTTCCGTTTCAATCAATATTGTGAACGTTTACAAAGTTATATCGCAATGAAGTTAGACGAAGAATTTAAACTATTCTTACGTTGGAGAGGATTTAGTATTGATTCGGGATTATTTCAATTAACATTTAATCCACCACAAAACTTTGCAGCCTATCGTCAAAGTGAATTAGACACTGCACGTGTTTCAACATTCAGTACAATGGAAGCATTTCCTTATATTTCAAAACGTTTTGCGCTAGAAAGATTCTTAGGATTGTCTGAAGAAGAAATAACTAAGAACGAGCAACTATGGCGTGAAGAGAATAGGAAAGACGTTACAGAAGAACCTAAAGGAAGTGATTTGCGTAGTGTGGGCGTTTCTACTAGCGATATTGAAACGGATGAACAAACTGCTGACGATATGGAAACAGGTGAAGAAGAAGCAGAATTAGGACCAGAAAACGTTGCAGGTCCAGTAGGCGGCCCTGAGACAGGTGCTGCCGCACCCGCAGTACCACCCGGCGGTGCCGCTCCCCCAGCATAAATAATAGTATGAAACTCTTTGAAATGTTTGATCCTCCTATAGCAGGTTATCAGGATGTTAATTCTGATAACAGTAAGCCTATATGGAGAACTTCCCGTAAAACGAAACTAACATTGAAGCAAATACGTAAACTACGTAAGATGATGGATGTTAGAAATTACGAAAAGAAACAATACTTAAAGAAAGTTAGAGAGCAGTACGGGGCAAAGGCTCAAGACGAAGAAGGCGCTCCCAGCGTATAAAATCGTAGTTTAACCTAAAAAACGTAAAAAATTAGCACTTAATGTGCTATTTTTTTGACTACCCACTAAATAACTCTACAAAGCCATTTCTAATCAGGAGAAACTTATAATGGATCAGAAAAAATTTGAAACTCTCATTGATCTTATTATCAATGAAAACGAAGAGCAAGCACGTGAATTATTTCACGAAATCGTGGTTGAAAAATCACGTGAAATCTATGAGTCTATCATGGACGAAGAAATGATGGAAGAAGCCGAAGAAGATGACGCAGACGCTATCGAAGAGGGCATGGAAGACGGAATGGAAGAAGGCGAGATGGTTGGCCAAGTTGGCGACCTACTTGACGAAATCAACGCTGAAGAATCAGGAGTAACCGAAGAAGAAGAGGAAGAAGTATTTGACCTCGAAGCCGACGGTGAAGAAGATTTAGGCGATGAAGGCGATATGGAAGGTGAAGGCATGGAAGATGCTGTCATCCGTATCGAGGACAAATTAGATCAGTTGATGGCTGAGTTCGAAGAAATCATGGGCGGTGACGCAGACATGGGTGACGAAGCAGACATGGGCGATGATGAAGAAGAAGTTGCAGCCGATGCAGAAGGCGAAGAAGAAGCAATGATGGAAGCAGTGCAACTTCAAAAAGTAAGTGTTACTCACGGTGACAATGGAGTTCAAACAAAGAGCCCAGGCTTACAGAATAGCGGACAAGCAGGAATGGACAGCAAGCCAGTGAAGTTCAGTGGTCAAGCAGAAACAGTTCCAACAAGTCCTAAGGGTCCAAGCAACCCATATTCTAAAGGTGAGACACAAGTTCCTGGTGCAGGTAAATTCAAAAATGCCCCAGGTCACAAAGGTGCTGACTTAAGTAAGGCTCCCGCTCCTAAGAAGGGCGACAACGGAGCAAATACTAAGAGCATCGTTGCGAAGTAAGGAACTGAGAGCAAATGGCTTTGTATCTCAAAGAACATCTAACATTCGACCGCGCAGGAATGGTGGTTGAATCTGCGGATGACAGCAATGGAAAGTCCCTCTATATGAAGGGGATTTTCATTCAGGGTGGGGTAAAGAACGCAAATGAGCGTGTTTACCCCGTTTCTGAAATTGAGAACGCAGTCAACACTTTGAACGAACAAATTCAAACCGGTTACTCAGTGTTAGGTGAAGTCGATCACCCAGATGACTTAAAGATTAATTTGGATCGTGTATCACATATGATTACTCAGATGTGGATGGACGGTGCAAACGGTTTTGGTAAATTAAAGATTTTACCCACTCCAATGGGAGAACTAGTGAAAACTATGCTCACAAGTGGGGTCAAACTCGGCGTATCCAGTCGTGGATCAGGTAATGTGAACGACATGGACGGCCGCGTCAGTGATTTCGAAATAATCACAGTGGATATTGTCGCTCAACCTAGCGCACCTAATGCATATCCAAAAGCAATTTATGAGGGCATGATGAATATGAGGCATGGTCATAAGTTGTTGGATATTGCAAAAGACGCTAAAGGTGACAAAAAAGTAGAGAAATTCTTGAAAGAGGAAGTAATGCGCCTTATCAAGGATCTCAAAATCAAATAAGGGGAACACAGCATGTTAGATGCTATCAAACCATTACTTGAAAGCGGTTTAATCAAAGAGGATGTTGCCCAGTCTCTTAATGAGGCATGGGAAACTAAACTCAATGAGGCCCGTGAGCAAGTACGTGCAGAACTACGAGAAGAGTTCGCACAACGTTACGAGCATGATAGAAGTGTGATGGTTGAAGCCCTTGATAAGATGGTAACAGATAGTCTTTCAACTGAGATTGAAGAATTTCATTCTGAGAGACAAGCAATGAACGAAGATCGTGTTAAAGCAAAATTAAAATTGCAAGAAAATGCGACAAAGTTCAATGATTTTATGATAACAAAGTTAGCAGAAGAAATCAAAGAACTACGTTCAGACCGTAAAGCAATGATGGAAAATCAACAAAAACTTGAAAAGTTCATCGTACATGCATTGGCACGTGAGATTAAAGAATTCTCACAAGACAAGAAAGCAGTTGTTGAAGCAAAAGTTAAATTGGTTGCTGAAGGTCGCCAGAAACTTGAAGCACTTAAGCAGAAGTTTGTTGCTGAAAGTGCCACAAGAATCAACCAGATTGTTACTACTCATCTCAAAGGTGAAATGTCACAACTTAAGGAAGATATCAAACAGGCTAAGGAAAATAATTTTGGACGTAAGTTGTTCGAAGCATTTGCAGGTGAATTCAGCGTAACTCATTTAAATGAGAAGGCTGAAACACGCAAGTTAATCGCAACACTTGAACAAAAGGAACAACAATTAGCCGAAGCCACTAGCAAAGTTGCTCACGCACAAAAGTTAGTGGAAAGTAAAGAAAAGGAAGTTCGCATTATTAAAGAGTCATCTCAACGTGAAAAGGTACTAGATGAACTTCTAGCACCATTAAACGAAGAGAAGGCTACAGTAATGAAGAGCCTTTTAGAAAGCGTTCAGACACCAAAATTGAAGAATGCTTTCGATAAGTATCTACCAGCAGTTTTAAATACCGGTTCAGAAACAAAGAAAGTTGAAAAGCCAACTTTGACTGAATCAGTTATTACTGAGGCTACTGGTGATAAATCTGCCAAGAAAGAAGTTAAAGAAGAATTCGAAGGACGTGATAACGTCATCGAAATCAAGCGTCTGGCAGGGCTTTAATTTTAAGACATATTAGGAGATAATTACAAATGTCAAAAGTTCTATTAGAAAGCCGTTGGGACGAGACCAAAGAGGCCCTGTTAGAAGGCTTGAAAGGCACTCGCCGCTCAACAATGGGTGTTCTCCTTGAGAACACAAAGAAGCAGTTACTTGCTGAATCTACAGCAGGTACAACAACTGCAGGTAATATCGCAACATTAAACCGCGTTATTCTTCCAGTTATCCGTCGTGTGATGCCAACCGTTATCGCTAACGAGTTGGTTGGTGTTCAGCCAATGACCGGCCCAGTTGGTCAGATTCACACATTACGTGTACGTTATGCACAGTCATTGACTGACAACTCAGCAGCCGCAACATCTGTAACAGCAGGTGAAG